GCCTGTTCCTTAAGGTTCTTTCTTCCAACTGTTGCCATATACCCTCCTTATCCTAAAAGCTTTATACGGATGTCGGCTGCTTTTACAGGAGATGTCTCTGCTGCATAGCCCGCAGGTGTATTGCTTCCTGCTGTAGCAGTGATTCCATCTTCTGCAAAATACACAGGTGCTCCCAGTTTGATTTCTGTCTGATCTTTCTTTTTGATGATGTAAACACCTACAACATGAACTGTACCCTTTTCCTTAGGATTAATTGCGTATGCAGCAACGCCTATCCTAGTCTTAAAGTCTACAATCTCGCCTGCCTCAATAACCTTTGTACCCTCATTTACATAATCAAGGGTTTCACCTTTCTGCCAAAATTCTGCTTTCATGTTCTACCTCCTTATGCTCCGAGTGGGTTATCAATAACCACACCAGGATTCTTAATCGCACCTCTAAAGTCCATAACACTGATACCCCAGTCAAGATAGATATCCCAGATAAATCCAAGTGTGCCTGGAACCTCTGACCTTCTGATGGTTGGAACTTCCTGACCGTTAAGATAGTCAACCTGAATAAAGTCGGTATCATCATGTGCACCAAGCAGGAACCAAGGCATAGCCTTTCCGAAGCCACCTGAAAGTACGTTAATTGTAGGGTCTTCTATGATCTCAATCTGGTTAGCATATCTATACAATGGATTTGCAGCCTGAGTATTTCCTGTGGTGTTGATAGTTGGGCTGTTAAACAGTGTATAAATTTCAAATGACATACCTACAGGTACCACGATCTTTGCAGGTCTTATTATAATTGCCTCACCAAATTCATTTTTCTGAGCCTGTAGTGCAAGTATCATTGCCTGCATTGATTCCTTAGTTATACCCGTTCCTGTAGTAACGAGGTTGCCATGTGCTTTGCTGAAAAGCACTGTACCATCATAAACAGCAGGGTTATTCACAAGGATTTCATAAACCTGTGTATTGATTGTCTTTCTTGCGGACGCTGCATACCTTGCAGGCATCTTTGTAATAAGGTCTATATCATCGTTGATAAATGCCTGTCTGGTCAGTGTGAACTGTCTGCCGTAAGTTTCAAGCTTTCTTGTAGGAAGCTTAACATCCTTATAAGAATCATGCTTAAGTTCTCCGTTTTCAGGTACTCTCATAAATTCCCCTACAGGACCTGCAAGGTAATTATTGTTGGCAATCTTAAAATCCTTAAGTGTTCCCTTCTTTGTGATTCTGTCAAATGTAACCGCAACCTTCTTATGTCCCTCTACGTATGCCTTATTGATTGCATTATCAAGCATTGCAGGGAATGCTGATGTAGGATTAAAGAACTGTCTCTGTGCAATATTGAAAATCTCGTCAGATGACATCCTTGAAAGATTGCCATTCTCCGTATCTTTCATACATTCAATTGCAAAATCCCTAAGAGACATATGTCTTAACTCATTTGCTCCCTCAGAAGGGTGATCAAGTTCAAAGCCCGCTCTCATCAAAAGAGCATCGGATGCAGCGTTTCTATACTTGTCTCCCTCATCCTCGGTCACTGTAACCTTTGTCGAGATTGGGGACCCGTTTTTCCTTACCTCATCAAGGATAAAACTTCTTACGCTGTCAATGCTGTCTCCTGCCTCAATAAACTTCTTCTCATTTTCACAAGACACATGGAACTCTCTGCATAGTGCTGAAATATCCGCACACCTCTGTCTTTCTGCCTGTCTCTCCGCCTTCTTTTCGGCTTCGCTAATCTGTGGCCCAGGCTTTGCTTTGAGTTCGTCAATCTGTCTCTGCAAATCGTCAAACTCTCTCTGCTCTTCTGCTGTAAGCTCTCTTGAAGCTGCCTTTGCACCGTCAATAAGAGCCTGCTGCCTTGCAATTAGTTCTGCTAAATTCATTACTCGTTACCTCCTGTTATAAAGTTGTTATTTATCTGAAGCTGTTTCTCATAATAAGAAATGCCCACTTCCTTTTTACCTTTGACCTCTGACATATCCCTACCCACGCCTACGGTTGAATCAGCGGGAATGCTAACTATAGATATCTCATAAGGCATCCACTTTGTCGCTATATCGCAAGGGCCTGTAAATCTTCCATCCTCAGATGTATTATTAACTTTTACTTCCTCCCACTGCTTAACCTGATATCCTACAGATACGCCCTTGAGGCTTCCTCCTGTTACCTTATCTAGTATGGTCCGTGACTCTTCATCGGTATCAAATTCAACCTCTGCCATACCTCTATTGTTCTCAATCCAAGCCTTTGTGACCTTGCCTATTACCTTATCCCTATTGTGGTTGTAAAGAAGCACTCCAATCGAGTTAAGCCTTGTGAGGTCTACTGCCTCATCATCGTGAGACAGAATCTCCATCCCAAACCATCTTTCGTAAGGCTCTTCTGATGAGAAGGAAAGTGTGAATTTTCTTTCGTTTCCCTCACCCTCTATCTGCCTTATCTCAGCTCCTAAGCATCCTCTTGTTAAATTCCCTGTTTTACTTTCCACTTTCTTCCTCCGTTTCCTCAGTTACTACAACATCACCATATAATACTGCTGACATATCCACGCCTTTTTCTTTTCCATATGCAATAACCTCAGCCATATCGTCTATCTGGTCTTGCCAGTCCCGTCCATTCTCTGCCGATATTTGCTTAAATGTCTTTTGCCCTGTCTTAATTGCTATCATGTTAGCCTCAGATTCCTTCTTAGGATCTATCCAAGGTTTTGGCTCCTGAATCCATTCATGTGCAAGATACAAATCTTTGTTATCCCAAAAATCTTTTATGTCTAGTTTCCCGCATAGAACAGCAGATATAACAAAGGTTTCATAAATCTCATCAAGAATTTCACATAAAAGCTCTTTTTCCTCACTATATGTAAGTTCATCTTCTATGATTCCCTGTCTTGCGGATGAATAGGTCGCTTCTGCCATATCCCTGCTTACAGATTCATAACTAATCCCTTGTCCTGACCCTATAAGCCTCTGCTGTAATTTGGTATAACTGGTTGCATCCGAGCCTTGTCCCGCTGGATTAACTACCTGAATTTCATCTCCTGCATTAAGCTCCTTTATCATACCAGGGGAAATTGTTTTCCCTTCATACTCTGCATTTGCTTGTTTTGCCATTCCTCTTCCAAAGCCGTCTCTTGGAGTAGCTTTTTTTATAAATACTGAAAGGCAGGCTGCAATCCTTTCTTTTACGGAAACTGCATTCATAAACTCGTTTACATCCCTTATTCTTGGGATTGTAAAGGTCATATCGCTCATTTCCCTAATCTGTGACGGTCTTTTCTTGCTGAAATAGAAAATTACATCATCAGCCTTTACATATATTGGCTTTTCCTCTCCCATCCCACTAAGGTCATATTGTTTAATGTGATAACCTATAGGGCGGTTAAAGGTATTGTATTCAATTCCACCTACAACTCGGTTGCCTTTTACATTTGGGGCTAATGTACCGTTGTATAGTTCATCCACTTCAATCATCTGTAGCTGAAATGGAATTGTGCCTTGGTCGGTGTATCTCTTAATGAAAAGAATACCGCCATCAACTTTTTTCCTCGCTACAGCCATTCTTATCATTTGATTGAGGCTCTGTGTTCCTGTCACATCACAGTTTCTCTTTTTGCCCCATTTATTCCACAGCTTTTCAATCTCTTTGTTTAGTTCACTGTTCCCGGTTTTTGCCTGCATTGAATATCCTGCACCGACAACATTTCTTTTATATGCACTTACAACCGCGTTCATTAAATCGCTGTTTCTTTCAAGGTCTCTGGCTCTTGCTCTTATGATATCCCTGTCATAGGTATCAGTCTGTTCTGCTGAACTGTTAGCAACTCTCCAGTTGGTATTTCTCCCATATCCACCAGCATCATAATTCCTTAGTTCTTCAAGGCTTAGCCTCCAAGCCTCACGCTTTACCGCCCAGCCCGGAGAGATAAATCCTATAAAGTTATCTATTATTCCCATTTGTTACCTCCCTGAGAATACTGCCACGTAACAATTATCAAGTAAATGTGGACTATTATCGCTGTTTAGCTGTGCAGCTAAGTCATTCTTTATACTGTAGAGGTCTTTAAGGTTAGCCCTCGTAAGTTCCCTTGAGCCAATTTTGTATGACTGACCGCCTGATGCCACAGCAATAATGGCACTATCAACATTCTTTAGCATTTCCTCTGCACTTAGCCTTGGATTGGTTTCTCCCACATTTGAATTTACCCCATCTTCTATATTGTTTATTTCCATCATTCCTCCATTTGGGTATTAAAAAAGCGCCCCAGCCACTTGCTGAAACGCTTCTTCTGTCCTTTATTCAATTTCTATGATACTATTTTACCAGATATTACCGTACACCGGTGTGCTTACTTCTTAAATTCTCATAATACTATTATATCAGATAGTACCGTACACCAGTGTGCTTTCTTTTAAAATAATTATATCCAGTTATCATTCTGCTTTATCCATTGTTCTTCCTCAGGCTCTACAGGTCTTCTTACCTCTTCAATTTCTCTACTTTCTTCCTCTTCTTCGTTTTGCAGGTTAAGAGTTCTCACTCCTAACATGTCTGCTGCCGCCAATGCATAGACTTCACAGTCTAAATAGTGGTTATCTGCATGTGAGTACTTTGGCTGCCATACCTGCCTTACCGTACTACCATTCTTCTGGTTTACCTTATGTTCATTGGTTACCTGCGTGGCATATTCTACATCACATCCGTTGTACACCATCCAGCTTCCTTTGCCGTTTGGCCTTCTCATTCTGCCTGCAATCATATCTTTATACTTATTGCCGTCTACAAGTATAAGGCTCATTCCATCCGCACTGCTACCTGCTCTGTTAATCTTGCTTATCTTGTATTGGTTGAGTTGGTTGTGGCTCGCTCCTTTGACAGGTAATGCATATTCTGAATGATTCACGCAAAAATCATAAACATCATCTGTCTGGTCGCCTGAATCTACCAAGCAAAGATTGACTATAAAGCCTCCTCCCTTCTGATTTCTATAGACCGCATTCATAACCTTGTCTATTTCTCCAAAGGATAAAGCCTGCCCATGGGCTATATTCTGGCTTGTAATATAATCTCCCCACGCTCTTATAGTCCAGTAAAGAGAACTTTCCTGAACATCAACTCCAGCCGTTATAAGCTTAGCCCATTCAGGCACAACAAATTCAGCAAGCTCGGTCTGTCTTTCAAGTACAAGTTCAGCACTGGTTTTAAGCTTGGTATCTTCCCAAGGCTCTGCAAGCCAAGAGTTGACAAAGTTCTGAAATTTTTCAGGATCATCTTTAGACATCAAAAACTTTTTAGCAATAGCGGACCATCTTACAAACGGGCTGTATAAAGTATTCATCCAAAAAGCTACACTCCTAACATACTTGGTGCTATGCCTTATAGTCCGCCATTCACCTTTTTTTATCATATAATGCTTATCTTTGTCACTAATGATACATCCACACTCCTGACATACATAGTGGGCAAGCTCTGCCCTGTCTGCATAACTCATTCCTTCATCATCAGGAAACTTTATATTTTGAAATTTGAACTCAATGTATTCATCACAATAAGGACAAGGCACAAAGAAGTGCTTTTCTATATCTGCTTTTTCTTTTTCCTGCCATATATGGCCTGTTTTAAGTGTAGGTGTACTTGTTATAAATATTTTGCAGTTATGGAATGTCTTGGTTCTTTCGATTGCAAGCTCAATAGGGTCTGCTTCTTTACTTGACGCTCCAGGATACTTGTCTACCTCATCAAGCATCAGATATTTTATTGGCTTAGAAGCAAGCCCTGATGGTGAATTTGACCCCGCCAAGGTAAGGTACATTCCATCAAATTGAAGTTCTAGGAGCTGTGAGTTTTCATCAAACCTCTTCTTTAGTTCCGGAGAAGTCTTAAACATAACCTGTAGTCTGTTCTCCGATACCGACTTAGCTAATATTTCAGTTGGATATACTACCATTGTTGGTGAAGGCTCCTGCATCACAATATATCCAACCATATTTTGTAGTGCTTCAGTGCCACCGACCTGTGTGGGCTTAACGAATACAATCTTTTCAGTTTCACAATTATTAAACTCATTCATTATCCCTACAAGGTATGGAGTGACTTCATTATTCCACCTTCCCGGCATTGCTGACGACTTAGAATCTAACATTCTGTATTTTTCTGCCCATTCTGATACTGTCAAGGTTTCAGGCGGCGCCAATAGCCTTAGGGCTTCCAGTTGGTAATCAGTAGCCCATATTGGTGCAGTCTTAGTTTTCTTTACCTTAACCAGTGCTGAAGTCTTTCGTTTATTTACTGGCTTGCTTTTTGAACTTTGCCTTTTTATAGCCTTTTTACTCTTTGCCGTCTTTTTCTTTGCTTCTTCCTTTTTCTGCATTTATGATAATCTCCCTTAATAATTTGGACATTTCATCTGTAAGTTTCTTTTCTATTCGTCTCGCTTCCTCTGGCTCTACAGCTCCGCTTATCTCTCCAGTTACTTTAGCTGGAATTGCCATAACATAATTTTTGAATGTAATAAAAAACCTGCTATAGTCAAGTTTCACATCTTCAACAGATATGTACTTACCCGTAACTATATCCGTCTTTAGTGCATGCAGCTCTCCCTGCGACTCCTTTAGTCTGATTTCGGCTTTTAGTTTTTGGGCTTTCAACTCTTCTTCATTTTTAGACTCTGCCTTCCCATGCGCTTTATTAGACAGATGACTGACATACCGTTTAACTGTATCTTCCAGATTGTATCTCTTCCCACCTTTTGCCTTTTCGGTTTCTATGATACCGTCTTCATTAAGCTGCTGTATTCTTCTTACGGTCAGCCCAAATAATTTAGCAATCTGGGAGCCGTTACAATGTATTACTTCTTTTAATGCTCTATCACTCAAAATCTACTCTTCTCCTTTCTGCAAAAGTATAATAAAAAAGCATCTTACTGATTAGTAAAATGCCATTGCTCTGCCTGCTCAAATCTCTCCCTTACCATTATAGCACCGCTCACAGTGCGCCTTTGTGCTTTCTTTTCAGATTGGTTATAACTATTAATTATGTTTATATAACTTATGGTTATAGTTGGCAACGAAACTGCGATTTCAATTTAGTTTTTATCGGGAAAAATGCCGCGCCTCCCTCGCCCCGCATCCCAGGGTAGGGCTTGGGAGTACCTTGAACACACGTTCGATTATTGGGTTACAAAATATCATTTTATGCTTAAATAACTGCGATATCTGTATTAAATACTTTGTTTTATGTACTCTTACTAATAACTATTAGCACTCATTGTTGTTAAGTGCTAACACGATGATTGTTTTATTATCTTTTTATAATAATAATTTGATAACTGTATTGAATTTTCCTTGATATTGCAATAAACAAATGAGGCTGTAGATTATGCCATGGGTGGCATTACAGAGCAAAGTAAAAAAATTTATTTTACCTATTGACATATTACGTAATATGTGATATTATATAGTTGTAAGCAGATAGCAGGCGCCCAAACGAAAGGAGTAAAAAATATGGGGCTGATTATCGAAATAGTGATAGTTGTAACAATAGTCTATGATATAATAAAAGGCATAAAAAACAGGGTTGACAGCGAGCAAACCGACAACCCTGATGATAAAGACCTAAAGTAACTCATTAACTAAAGCCTTCTATCTGCTTATATTATATCATAGAAAAATCAAAAATCAATAATGGAGGCTTAGAAGNNNNCCCAGATTATGCACTGAACAGATATTTTTTCTTTAGTTGCCAAGTATAAAATTTCTTAATGCCTTTCTACCTGCTGTTAATGGCGTACCGGTTAGTGGAAGGCTTCCTCTGCCTACTTCCATATATGGAAGCCCTTTACCGTCTCGTAACGGTGATTTTGAAGCGCTGAGAGGCTCTTTTATCTCGCTCTGGCTCTCATCAAATATCAATTCCCCAGAGTAACGTTCGACTGTCTCTATCAGGTCTTTGTTTTCTTTCCTGCACAGAAGCTTCGCAAGGTTATCAGCTCCTGATTCTGACCATCTCATGCGCCTGTGCTTCATTCTCAGCGTTATCAGTGTACAGTTTTGTGTTTCCTGTATACCCATGTTTTTATAAATGATGCCTTCTACAGGTTCTGGGAGTTTTATTCCCCGCTTGTAGTACGGTAGCAGCCCTTCTCTATTATTGTGAAGGTAGGCGTACAGCTCCTCGGCTTTTTTACTGGTTTTATCGTTTTCATCTTCGCTTTTACTTACTCTTATATACTCACGTATATAATCAAACATTTCTTCAATCTTCTCAGAATCAAAGAGCCTTCGTATATCCTTTTGTACAGCTTTACTGCTTATTTTCCTTAAAATTTCCTGATAAATATGGTATCTGTCAAGCTGAAACACCGCCTCGTCATCATAAGGCTCTTTTATCCAGCTGCCACCATCTCCATTTAAGATACGCCTGCCTATTTCGTCAGGGTTATATTTCTTCTGTATCACAGCCTCTCTTTTATTGTGAAATCCGCTGCTTCCATCCATGCCTGCAAACACCACTTTCTCCACTAGAGTGCTGCGCCCTTCCTTTTCCTTCTCCGCATCCCAGCCTTCATACATGGTAAAGACCTTCATCTCCTTTTTACCCATGCGTTTATGCCCTCTGCCCTGCATCGAAAGCCATACTCCATCCATTTCCTCAAAAAGAACTCCGATTTCCCTTTTCCCATCAGGTCTGCCTGCCTTCATCTTCTTCACATCAAGGTCTTCTTCAGATGTTATCCTCTGACCAAGCTTCTGGGCTATATTCCATACGCCTCCCGCACTTATGGTCTGTCCTGTAGAAGAGCTTAACATCTCTGCAGATGCCCTGTACGGGAGTTCCGTAACTGAATTGGCGATCTTCTCTGCAAGATTAGTAGATATTAAGCCTATCTTCTCCATGCCCATTTGTTCATCAAGTAGATAAACATGGGCTTTCGTTCCATCTCTAAGCCTTGTCTGGTACACCCTTCTTTCATACTCGACATCTCCATATACGGTTCTTATCGAAGTCTTTCTCTTTCCTTTATTCCTATATTTAGAAGTATCCCTCTCTTTTGAAAGAATATCATCATAGTTTTCAAGTATGATTTTAGTGTGTTCACTGGCAAGCTTGCAGGCCTCTTCAAAAATTTTCTTCTCTAAGGTCTTGAATGAAATCTTTTTTTCTTTTACAATAGCATTAGTCATACAGTTTTTTTCCTTTATGTTATTTTTTTCTCAAATCAATAATAAAATAAAACTGT